AACCACACAGGTACCCAGGCAGCATCTACTATCTCTGACTTTGATACACAGGTTCGTACTAACCGTTTAGACCAGATGGCTGCTCCTAGTGCTTCTGTATCTCTTAACAGCCAGAAGGTAACTAACCTTGCAACTCCTACTTCATCTTCGGATGCTTCAACTAAGGGCTATGTAGATACTCAGATTACTAATCTAATTGGCACAGCACCATCTACACTTGATACTTTGCAAGAAATTGCAACTGCTATCAACAACGATGCTGGTCTTTATACAACCTTAAACAACGGTAAGTTAAACCGTGATGGCACACAGGCTATGACTGGTGCCCTTCCAATGGGAACATTTAAGATTACAGGTCTTGGAGACCCAACCAATGCACAGGATGCTGCTACTAAGAACTATGTAGATACTGGCGCGGCCTCACAAGTTGCTGCTGCTGCAGCCAGCGCTACTGCTGCTGCTGCTTCTGCAAGTGCTGCTGACGCTTCTGCTACATCTGCATCTGGTTCTGCTACTAGTGCTACTGCTTCTGCATCAAGTGCTACATCATCAGCATCTTCTGCAACTGCTAGTGCATCTGCTGCATCAACATCAGCAACTAACGCTAGTAACTCTGCAACAGCGGCATCTAACTCAGCAAGTACTGCTTCTACTCAGGCAACCAATGCTGCTAATTCAGCCTCTGCTGCTGCAACTTCTGCATCCAATGCAGCAACTAGCGAATCAAACGCTGCAACTAGCGCAACTAACGCTGCCGCTTCATTTGACTCATTTGATGACCGCTACCTAGGTTCTAAGTCATCTGCTCCATCTGTAGACAATGATGGCAATACTCTTGCTACTGGTGCTCTTTACTGGAACTCAACAGATAACACAATGTATGTATGGTCAGGTACAGCGTGGGGTTCAATCTCATCTACTGCTGCTATCTTCCGTTACCGCTACTCTGCTACAGCAAGCCAGACAACATTTACTGGTGCTGATGCTGACGGTGCAACACTATCCTACCTTGTAGGTAAGGAGCAAGTATACCTCAATGGTGTACTACAGGTTCGTGGTACTGACTACACAGCAACTAACGGTACAAGCATTGTCTTGGCATCAGGTGCTGCTGCAAGTGATGTACTAGAAATCATTACCTTCACAGCCTTCTCTGTAATTCTATCAGCGATGACTGATGTACAGAATACATTTGTATTTGACCAGATTATCAACGGAGTTAAAGTTGGTGAGGGTGGTGGTTCACTAGCAACCAATACTGCTCTTGGTGCAGCAGCGCTTAACTCTAATACTACTGGAAATAACGCTACAGCAATTGGTCAAAACGCTTTAACAGCAAATACAATTGGTCAAGGAAACGTAGCAGTAGGAACTGATTCATTAAAGGCTAATACAACTTCTGGATTTAATACAGCAGTTGGTGCTTTAACTTTGCTTGCAAATACAGAAGGTGGTCAACACACAGCAATTGGATATTCTGTATTAAGAGCAAATACAACTGGTTACAACAATACAGGTGTCGGATATGCTGCAATGCGTTTTAATACAACTGGTTATAACAATACTGCTGTTGGTAATAGCGCTTTGTTTCAAAATACTACTGGCTATGCTAATGCAGCAATTGGTCTAAATGCATTATACGCTAATACAACAGGAACAGAAAATACTGCAGTTGGTGCCTCGGCATTAGGTGCAGTTACTACTGGTAGCAACAATGTTGCTATTGGTGCAAATTCTTTGGCTACAAGTACTGCTCACGATAACATTGCTATTGGCAGTGCTGTTTTATATGCTAATACAACAGGAACAAGAAATGTTGGTATTGGCGGTGGTATCTACGCAGGAGATTATCCAGCATTAAGAATGAATACTGTTGGTGTTGATAATACCGCTGTTGGTAACCGAGCATTGGCTTATAACACAACTGGAAATAGCAATACTGCTATTGGTTCTGCTGCATTGAGAGTCAATACTACGGGTATTGCTAACACTGCCGTTGGAACAAGTGCGTTAAATGCCAATACAACAGGTCAATCAAATATTGGAATGGGCTATTTAACACTCAATTCAAATACAACAGGTTTTGCTAATATTGCAATTGGTGGAGAATACGCGAGCAATTTTAGCGCTGCATTGCAAAACAATGTTACAGGCTCTAGAAATACTGCTGTTGGAATAGGCGCTGCTGGACAAACTACTGCAAATGATAATACAGTTATTGGCTACGGTGCTGCAAATTCTATGACAACAGGTTTTGCAAATACTGTTATGGGGGCTTTTGCTGGACAGACTGGAACTAATAATCTTACAACTGGTTCTAATAACACTATTATTGGTTATCAAGCAACAGTTTCAGGTGCAACAGTATCTAATACAGTAACACTTGGTAACTCAGCCATTGCAACACTTCGCTGCCAAGTTACCTCAATCACTGCACTCTCAGATGCACGCGACAAGAAGAACATCCAGCCACTAAGTGTAGGTCTTGACTTTGTTAAGACTCTTAACCCAGTTACCTTTGACTGGAATATGCGAGATGGCGGTAAGGTAGATATACCTGATACTGGCTTCATCGCTCAGGAGTTAATGGCTGCAGAAGATGCAGTCGAGATGGCAGACAAACTACAACTCACATACCGTGACAACCCAGAGAAACTTGAGGCTACCCAAGGCAGACTCATTCCTATCCTGGTCAAAGCAATCCAAGAACTAGCAGCAGAAGTAGAACTATTGAAGGGTGCTAAGTAATGACAAAATCAAGAGAGATAGCCAGTAAGCAATCTGACTCTAATAACAATACGGCGTATGGAACTAATGCTTTACCAGTCAATACAACTGGTGCTGCAAATGTCGCTGTTGGACGTTTAGCGCTTTCTGCAAATACAACTGGAGAGCAAAATACTGCAGTTGGACAATCTACATTAAAAACAAATGTTATTGGATTGCTTAATACAGCAATTGGTTCGGCTGCTTTATTTTCTACTGTAACTGGTTACAGCGTTGCAGTGGGCGGCTATGCATTATATTCCAATACTACTGGCGTTTTTAATACGGCAGTTGGTAACAGTGCAATGCAGTTTAATACAACTGGTAGCAACAATACAGGACTAGGATATATTGCTTTACAAAATAATACAACAGGTGTAAACAATGTAGCAGTTGGAGCATACGCTCTTGATGCTAACACTGTTGGTATTAGTAATACTGCAATAGGATATAATGCAATGGGCGCTAATACTAGTGCTAATCAAAATACGGCTATTGGAGCAAGTGCGCTTTCAGCCAATGTAACAGGTGCAGATAACACAGCAGTTGGCAATGGTGTTCTTTTATCAAATACTGTTGGCTCAGTTAATACTTCAGTTGGAACTTGGTCATTAGCAGCAAATACTACAGGTGCAGCAAATAATGCCATTGGTGCATTTGCGCTTAACAACAATACAATTGGTGAGAGTAACGCTTCTATCGGTTATTATTCACTTGGTGCCAATACAACGGGCAGTTATAATGTGGCAATCGGAAGTTTTGCATTAGATGCTTCTATTACTTCTAGTGCAAATGTGGCTGTTGGTTATGATTCACTGGGTTCTGTTTCAACTGGAGCAAATAATACTGCTGTTGGTCATCAAGCAGGTAACGCTGGAACTAACTTAACTACTGGTTCAAACAATACGATTCTTGGTTTTCAAGCAATGACATCATCTGCAACGGTATCTAATACTGTTACCCTTGGCAACGCATCCATTGCAACACTTCGTTGTCAAGTAACTTCTATTACTGCGCTTTCTGATGCCCGTGATAAGACAGATGTTGAATCAATTCCAGTTGGTTTAGACTTTATCAACAAGTTGAACCCAGTAACATTTACTTGGAATATGCGTGATGGTGGCAAGGTTGGCATTAAGGACACAGGCTTTATTGCCCAAGAACTTATGGCAACAGAGGACGAAGCAGAACTTGCTGAGTACCTACAACTGACATACCGCGATAACCCAGAAAAACTAGAAGCAACTCAGGGTAGACTAATCCCTATATTGGTCAAGGCAGTACAAGAACTTTCAGCAAAGGTCGCTGAACTAGAAGCAAAGGTAAACTAATGTCACATACAGATAACGCAGTAAAGACAATCACTAAGGCTACTCCTACAGTTGACCTTGATGGCAAAGTAATCAAGTGGGATGTAGAGGTTGAGTACTCACTCAATGACTATGTATCAAAGTTCAACAAGACTGTAGAAGTAGAACCTACCAAGGTTCCAGGCTCATACAGCAAGGCTGAACTATGGGCACTGGTCAATGAGGCTCACCTAGATGCAGTATATGAGTCACAATATGTATCAACTCAGATTCCAGTAGAGGCTACTGAAGTCAAGGTTGATGATTTCGATATCGATTCACTAGCGTAACAAAAGGTCGGGGGACACAATGAAAACAGTACTAATCGCAACACCTTCGTATGATGGGAAAGTAGATGTCTGGTACGCCAGTGCACTGCATCAAACTGCATTGCTTGGTATGCAATCGGACATCTACTTCCACCCAATCTTTATGTCTTATGACGCACTTATCCAGCGTAGCCGTAATGACCTGCTAGCCCTAGCGGTAGAGCAAGAGTTTGATGGCATCCTATGGATTGATGCTGATATGGAATGGAACCCGCAGTGGGCTATTGATGTGGTGAACTCAGGCAAAGATGCTTTAGGTCTACCAGTTATCAAGAAGTCTATCTTCGAGGAATCCTACAATGTCAAGTGCAAGCCAGAAGATTTGGTTACTGACGAGGACGGACTTATCAAGGTCGAGTCTATTGGTACAGGCTTCTTCTATATGTCTAAGGATGCAATCAAGCATCTATGGGACAACTCAGAAGCCTATGTTCACAATGGCGCAGATCGCAGATGGGCATTTGAAGTCAAGATTCAAGATGGAGATATTATCTCCGAAGATGTACTGCTATGCCAGAAGTTACGAGATGGTGGATACGAAGTATTCATTGACCCAAGTAAGACCTGCAACCATATTGGCACATTAAAGTTTAGTGGCAACTTTGCAGAGTTTATAAATAAAATTAAAAACAACTAAGGAGCACAATGGCAACGCCAGATATTACGGAAAATATCCCCTTAAACATTGGTAACCCTGGAACCTCTGGCTTCTGGACCAACAATGCTGAGGATTATGACGTTGCTATTGGTGGAGAACCTTTCTTCCTTGCACCTACAGATCAGACTCCTTACCAGCGTGAGACTGCTCCTTATCGTAAAGACCAGTTTGATAACGGTAAAGAGCCAGGTGAGCAATCACTTACTGGCTGGTGGATTCGTTCACAGTCATCTTTCCACGTAGGCAGTGGCATTAAGTTCTATGACCCATCTACAGGTGAGACCAGCCCATACCGTTTTGCTGACTCACAAGGTGTTAATGTTTGGACTAAAGGGGAGGTAACTCTTCTTAAAGATATGGATAACAACCACGAGACTCTAGCAGGGGTTACTGGAACTGATCATCAACATGCAAATCAGCATGTACGTCCTATTCAATATAATGGAACTAATGCCGTGTTACTTCATGACGGATATGACGTAGATAAAATTGTTCCAGGAGCATCTCCTGTTCACTTTATTGATTATAACGCAGGCAGTGCCGAGCCAGTCTATGCCATCTGTGATGATGGCGTGTACGCCTATTGGGTAACAAATGCTGTGGCTGGTGGAGCCAATAAAATCCATATGTACAAGAAGTTGTTAACTGATAATACAACAACTATCCCATCACCTATGTTTACTGCAACTGGTGTTGTTATTGTGTATGCAGCCATGGAGTTTGTAAAAGACCGTATTGTGCTATGTGTTAATAACGCAGTATATGAGATTTCGCCTAACGCTAGCGCATTACCTACTGCAGTATATACAAACCCTAACGTTAATTATCATTACACATCTGTTGCTGCATCTGGCCCTGCTATCTACACAGCGGGTCACTCAGGTATCTACTCAACTATTCAAAAGTATACACTTAACACTACTGGAAATATGCCTACACTTTCTCAGGCTTCTGTTGCTGCAGAATTACCTTCTGGTGAAATTGTTGAGAAGTTGTACTACTACCTAGGATATATGCTTATTGGCACATCTAAGGGTGTACGAGTCTCTACCATTAATGACCAAGATGGCTCACTTGCCTATGGTCCACTTATTTTTGAATCAAGCCAACCAGTCTATGACTTTGCTTGCCGTGATCGTTTTGCATGGTGTGCATCTGGTATTGGCTCTGTAGATGCTGGTCTTATTCGCATCGATCTAGGTCAGACTATCCTTGATGAGCCTCTACGCTTTGCTTATGCCAATGATCTACAGGTAGCCCAGACTACAACTCATTTTACTACAGGTGTTTCTTTTATTGGCACTACTAATCGTCTTGCTTTCTGTACAGAATTTGAAGTAACTAATGGTGCCATCTACACAGAGTCAGCCACAGTGCTGCGCCAGAGTGGCTACCTAACTACAGGTGCTATCCGCTATGGAACCCTTGAGCCTAAGAACTATAAACTTATTCGTGGTCGTGGTGAGTTCACCAATGGTGCTCTGGACATCCAGATCATTGATGACGCCAACACCACATTCAATGTCATAACATACAACAGTAGCGTAGGTTCTCCAGAAGCAGCCACTACTAATCCAGAGGTACCTCAAGAGTACGTCTCATACAAGTTTACGCTCTCACGCAGCGCAAGCAATACCAGTCTAGGCCCTGTCTTTAAGGGTTATCAAGCAAAGGCTCTACCTGCCACCAAGAGACAGAGATTGATTCAATTTCCTGTCTGGTGCTTTGACGTAGAAACTGACCGTTACGGTGTACAAACTGGATATGAGAATCGTGCGTGGGAGCGTATTCAAGTAATTGAAGAGATTGAAGCACAGGGTGACATCATTAACGTCCAAGACTTCACTACTGGCGAACGTGTCCAAGCAATTATTGAAAGAGTAAACTTCACACGTAAGACTCCCCCATCAGGTAAGTTTGATGGATTCGGTGGTCTTCTTTCTATCACAGTCAGGACTGTCTTATAATGACCGCTGCAAATTGGGCTGGCTTAATCGTATCTATCATTGCAGTTATATCAGCATTTGCTGGCTCAGTAAGATGGCTAGTTAAACATTATCTTTACGAACTTAGACCTAATGGAGGTGGCAGTGTTAAAGATCAAGTCAATCGCTTGGAAAATCGGATTGATGATATCTATCGCATTCTCTGCGAGCGCGCTGAGTAGTTGCGGGTATCAAGGCTGGGTCCGCTATCCCTGCCAAGAGTATGAAAACTGGAGTAAGCCAGAGTGCAACCCACCTCAATGTATCCCCACTGGTACCTGTACCAAAGACATTCTGCCTGGAGTATTAGATGAGCCAAAGAAATAAATTTTCACCTGAAGATCTACACGCGAGACTTATTGTAACTATTGGAATCATACTAGCCATTGTGTTTGCTGGTTCCGTTTTTGGATTACTGTACGCGCTACTATTTATCACACAGCCATTAGGAGAACAGGCACCCAACGATGCTGCATTTATTGACCTTGTTAGTACCCTTTGCGTGTTTCTTACTGGTTCTCTTGCTGGCGTACTTGCAGGAAACGGATTAAAGTCAAAACCAAAGGAAAAGAAAGATGGAGAATAATGAAGAAAGTTGTCAAGAAAGCCACTCCTGCCGCTATTGCTGTACTTCGGCAGGCCACAGCACTGGCACCATCTCGTATGAAAGCCAGCGATGGACTCCTGCCTTCCCAAGCGCATATCAAACAGAGTCCCAACTCTGATCACAATACAGGGCTAGCCGTTGATTTAACTCACGACCCTAAAAAAGGTATTGACTGCGCTGAGATATTCGAGAAGATCAAGGAAGATGCTCGTGTTGAGTACCTAATCTTCAAGGGTCGTATCTGGTCAAAGGCTCGTGCTAAAGAGGGCAACCGTAAGTACACAGGTTCTAACCCTCACAACAAGCACCTTCATATTTCTATCAAGCCAGAACTATCCAAGGACACTAGCCCATGGTTCTGGTGGCTCAATCAGCCTGGCATCCTAGCCCAAGTTACTGCTAAGGTAGTACCTGTGCCCGCTAAGAAGGCATACAAGACAGAAGTTTGCACCTGCTGTAAATTACACGGTGTAAAGTAATCCTAGGAGGATACAATGGAACAATTTAAGCAAGTAGCATCCACATGGTTCCGCGCTGCTGCAGCATCTGCAGTGGCTCTTTACCTTGCTGGCGAGACAGACCTAAAGACTATTGGCTATGCAGCCCTTGCAGGTGCTGCTGGACCTATCCTTAAGTGGCTAGACCCATCTGCCACAGAGTTTGGTCGAGGCTCTAAGTAGGCTTTATAAGCCTCTAGAAGCCCCGTAGAGACGAGATTACCCCTCTCCTTAGTAGAAATACTAGGGACGAGGGGTTTTTTCTCGTTTTATCCGCCTGTTGAGTAGAATCCTGAGCCGTTAAACTTGACTGGCACGGCTGTGTAGACACGCTTCATAGGACCACCACAAGGGCAATTCCAAGCATCATCTCTATCTTCTACATCGACCTGTCTGTCAATGAAAGTATCGCAGGTCTGGCACTTGTATTCGTATGTAGGCATTTTGTCTCCTGGGTAGTGGGCCTTAGTTATGAATTCTTTCATTAGTACTCGAAACCTATGTACCAGAACCCAAGGTCTAGGTTGGCATAAAATCTACTTATAGTAAAACCAAAACCAAAGCCACCCAATCGACCATAGGTTAGCCACTTTCCTACCCCTATTTGCTTTACTGCCATTTCAACCTCCATAGTTAGTGGGAATACTGTAGCATAGTAGGGCGGGAAACCGTGGGGCGGAAACTTCAAATGACGGCGACGACATATGTCTGATTCCAACTCCCTGAACCACCATTAATTTCTATGGGGGGTAGGGGGGCGTTTCTTAAAATCTGGTTCAGACAGCATTTAAGAAACCCGTATGGTACCGTATCGGTATGACAAAATTTATAGATGAAACCGAGAACTACTTCATCATGGATGTAACCCATCTATGTTGTGACGAAATACAGTTTAAGTATGTTTGCCGTGTATGCCAAGAAACCATGGATTGTTACTACTGTGGATTCGACGCGTATGGTCCTCATGGCTGTGATACAGTATGATCATGAACGAATTACCTCAGCATATTTCCTATTCCAGTTTGACCACTTGGCAAGAGTGTGGCTGGAAATACTATTTACAAAAAGTCGAAGGTGTCCAAGAGGGTCACGCAGTGTGGTTTACTGGCGGGTCTGCAGTACACAGGGCTACCGAAGACTATGACAACGCAGGTGAGTTATCACTTGACTCTGCATACCTTGATACCGTCTGGAACAATGCTTGGTTCAACCAAGTAAAGGAAGACGAAGAGATCAACGGTGACATGAATACTTGGAAGTTTGCCAAGAAAGAAGACATGTCATGGTGGTACGGCGAAGGTCGCTGGATGCTAGAGAACTGGGCTAAGTTCCGCAACAATGGCTGGAACATTTATGAAGACTTCGTTGAGAAGGCGTATGACATTCCGATTGATGACTCATCTGTAAAGATGGCCATTGACCGCGTTATGGTAGATTTCGAGGGGAATCGGGTGCTCCTCGACATCAAGACTGGTGCGTCATCCCAGAGGCATCCCTTGCAACTCGCAGTCTATGCGTGGGCGCTAGGGAAGCAGGGGATTTCTGTCGATAAGGCAGGCTTCTGGGATGCACGTACTGGTTACGTTTCGTTATGGAACCTAGCCAATTTGCACGCAGAGCGTGTAGAAGATATCCTTAACACCTTTGACAAAGCACGCAAGGAAACAATCTTTTTACCTAACATGTCTAACTGTGGTCGATGTGGTATAACATCCTCCTGCAAGTATGTTAATGGACACGTTAGTTAGTGATATAGTCCCACTCATCAGATCAATTGATGATGCAGTAGATGCATGGGACGCTATAGGGTTCAAACTCGAACACGAATGAGGGGATAAACAAATGACTGGTAATTTCCAAGTCAGTAGCAAACTCTACGACGGACGTATATTCGTTGTAGCGTCAGAGACCTATACAGGATTCTGTGAGGCTCTAGAACAAGCCGTAGGCATGGAGGAGTCGCAAGATGTCCTTAAGCAGATGGCTCAGTCGCTAGTAGGTGCACCACAGAATGCATCTCAGGCAGTCGAAAATGTACGTACTTCATATCCAAACGCACAAGTCGACCATACAGCCCATCCAACACAAACTGCTGGCAATACGCTAGGACCTGAGGGTAAGCGTTGTAGCCACGGTATTATGACGAAGCGCCAAGGCGCAGGTGCTAAGGGACCTTGGAAGGGCTATATGTGCCCATCTCCAAAGGGTACTCCAGATCAGTGCCAGCCAGTATTTATTCGTCGTAACGATGCAGAATGGGAAACTTTCTAAGAGATGAGAACACTTGCCCGCGCCGTAGGTAGTAAGGACATAGGTGGCGAACCGCTACCAACTGTCTTTCGTACCTTTGAACTAAATAAAGTCGTGTTTCGCCGTGCCGAAATATCGATGATTGCTGGTACACCTGGTGCTGGTAAGTCTTCTGTCGCATTAGCCATAGCGTTACGAGCAAAGGTGCCAACACTTTATGTCAGTGCTGATACCAATGCACACACTATGGCTATGCGACTACTCTCTATGATTACTGGCAAGCCTCAGTCTGATGTAGAAGTCTTACTAGACACTGAGGTTGCTACTTCTCGTAAAGTTATTAACGATCATGCTCAGCACATCTTTTGGTCTTTTGATTCTAGTCCTACGCTAGATGACCTAGACCAAGAGGTTGCTGCGTTTGAAGAACTATGGGGATGTTCACCTACTCTTATCGTTATTGATAACCTTATGGATATCTCTAACGATGGCGGAGAAGAGT